ATTCCGTCGATGGGGGACGGCTTCTGGCGCACGGCGCGCATCATTATCTCGGCAGCGCAGGCATATGACTTGCCAGACCCAACCGGCCCCATCATCCCGCGGACAAAAGCGTTGCTTTGCAGAAATTCCCAGACCTTGGGTGAGCGTCTGAAGTCCAGATTCAGGCCCATACCGCCGATTGACTTCTCTGACCTATCCGCTGTCTTAGCCATTGTTGCTTTCTACATCGATGATGTCTGGCGATTGGATATTGATGCCAATGACCGAGGGCCGTTCCTCATCATTGTTGTTGTCCAGCAGGCCGGATGCCTTGGCAAGCAGCCGCAACACGCCCACCTTGTCAAACAGTTCGATATCCAGCGTTCGCTGCACCTCCCCATTCTTGTCGGTGCGCTCGTTGACCTTGATGCTTTTGATGGCATGCAGGGCGTGTTCGGGTATCTGATCGGATGGCTTGACCTGAATATTGCCCTGCTCATCCCAGGACATGATGTCCGTCAGCTTGGTATTCGCCATGCTGAGTAGGGCGTAGCTGACCGCCTCCCGGTTCTGGATCAGAGTCTCGGACCGCTTGAGTCTCTGATGCACAGACCGGACACCGCCCCACCCCTCCAAGCTTGGCAGTACCTGCTTTGGCCTTACCAAGGGATGTCATCCTTCAGATCATCCATTGACCCCGGCTGGTAGCCATTGGCCTTGGCCTGGCTATGCTCGGTAGGCTTGGGCATCTTGGGCTTGCCGATCTTGACCGAGTACCAATCATCGCCAGCTTTGGTCTTCCCAGGCCGCACATCCATGTAGCACAGTGTCCCGTCCGGGAGCAGAATCTCACCCCGGAAATCCGCATGCCACTCCTCGCGCTTGTCCTTGTTCATAAAGGCAGTGCCCTGCCCTGGCCGCAACTCATAAGCCATTCAAACTCTCCTGTAGTTGTTGTCTCCGTACTGCCCAATCAGTCTACCCGGTTGGTATATCACATGCAACTCAAAAAAAGCTTGCACGAAACTGGAGATCGGTTACACTGCGGTCATTCGGGGGCCATAACCCAGCCCTTGAGAATGTAGGCGCGACAGACTCAGATAAACGCAGCGCATGGGGCAAGTGGTTCCTTCCTCACGGATCGGGCCAGCGAAAAACCCAGCTGGGCAAAGATGCCAGTAGCAAGCGATAAACCAGAGCGCCACCTCACTCGAGGAAACACCCCGTATATACGGGTGAGGTTCTTTTTGCTTCAACGAAGCTCGGTCCCTCGTAGACACACAGCGCAACGCGCTCACACCTCATACCTCGGTAACTCCAGCACCGTGCCAACAACAGGCACTCAAAAACCTTATCTTTAAAAATAAGGTTCTAAAAACCCTGCATCTGAAAAAACAGGGGAAAAATTCCTACACCTAGGAAAACTGGGGAAAAATTAAGCTAAGCACCCACCGCACAGGCGGGACCGGGGGAGGGGCAAGGGTGGGTCGCGCTGCGCTGCGGAATCGACGGCCTCGCCACCCGATCGCCACCCCGGCGCTGGCCGCTGAATCAATGCACCACAGGCGCTGCCGNGGCACTGCATCCGGATGCTAACGAAGGTATGAGACTGGAACGGCCTACCTGCTACCCTGCACCTCGGCCAGTAGGCGCTCGGCACTGGGCACTGGCAACCCTTCAGCACGGTACTGCTCGGCCAACGCATCGATTGCTGATTGTTGATTGATTGTCGAATCAACAAGTTCAATCCCGGATTGTGAAACAGCAGTTTGCATTACGGAATGGCTGTTATCGGCCTTGCGCTTGCGCTTTGGCATGCTTTCCCCTTTGTTCTGTAAATGGATCGGTGTTTCCCCTGCTATCGCGGTCGCGTCCTCGGCCTGTAATTCCGGCGCATACAGGATGCGGATTGTCTCGGCCTTGATCCCCTTTTTGCTGTGGCTGATCCGTTCAAGATAGCCCCAAGCTTTCAGCCTAGCAATCTGCCGATGCACTGCTGGTTGGGATATCCCGATGTCTTGGCCGATGCGCTTTTGCGACACCCAAACAATGCCGCCTTTGCTGGAATAGGCACAGATTGCCAGTAGGGTTCGCCATGTCCCGGCTGTCAGCCTGCGATCGTTGGCCGCGCGGATCGGCACAATCGAAAACCGGCGCCGATCTTGGAATTCATGCTCTGCCAGCGCCTGCTGTTCTGGTATCTGAAAGGCCGTCATCCACTGATTTTATGTTAGTGGTTACTCTTGATCTAGATCAATGTTCCAATAAATATCTTTTGCAATCGGAACAAAGCATGTTATTGTGCTGTCCATGCACTGCACACCGTAGTGCAATCAATCCCATATAGAGGAAACGACACAATGAAAAAATCAGAACGCTTCGCCCTTGACCAGTGGCTGTCCGATTACCCGGACGGTATGACCTATGCCGAGATTATCGGAGCGCTTACGGCAGAGAAAGGATTGTGGCAGGTCGATGATGTCACACCTTGGGAACTGGTGGAAACCTATCCGCTGGACGCTGTGGCAAGCTTCATTGATAACACGCGCGCAGTGCTGGAGCACTGCTTTCCCGAATCATTGTCAGAGGAAGGCACAGCATGATGCTAGATTTTACTTGCGACAATGACAACGGAAACACCTGTCCCAATGACGGCGCGCGCACTGTCATTCTCGAAACGGCAGAGTATCACACTGTCGAAGCATGTCCACACTGCCGCGAATCGTTCCGGTTTTGGTTCGATGATGAACCGGGCTTGTGCCGCTGCGGAAAGCCTGACAGCGCTTGCGACTGCTAACCTAGTGCCACTCAGCAGCGCATTCTCGCAAGTGCGCTGCTGGATTGTCATTCGGCAATCGTTCACCCATTCACCCATGAAGAGGGAATACCATGAGAATCGTTATCAATCGCGCAGCACTGAAGGCCGTTTCACGTTTTGCAGCAAAGCAGGACATTCGCTACTATCTGCAAGGCGTGCTAGTTGAATCCAACCCAACAGAAACGCGCCTAATAGCTACTTGCGGGCATACACTGGCAGTCCATCGCTCGCAGCATACCGGCGAGAATGTAGGTTATTGGACGGGCATTGTCCCGTTGGCTACTGTAACGGCCTTGCTGAAAATGAAGGCCACGCATAAGACGCTGCGCGATGCGCCCATTGCCCTATCTGTTCAGGAATCGGGCGAGATTCGCGCAGATTGGATAGACCAGTCGATTAATTTCCGCGCCATTGACGGAAAATTTCCCGATTATCAAAAGGTTATCCCGGCGGAATTGGACGGCACGCCAGCATGGTATCAACCGGAATACTTGCAGCGAATCGTTGATTCTGCAAAGGATATCGGCGCGCCTTACACTTTCGGATTCAATGGAAATGGTGCGGCCTTGTCTTATATTGGCGCATTCATGCTAGCCGTGATTATGCCGATGCGCCTTGACCTTACGAATGACGCAGTAGGCGCAGCATGGGCACGCAATGCCCTGCCGAAAGTTACCGCCAGCGTCTCGCCTGATATTGCCGCAATGATTGACCCGTCTGGCGCATTGCAAAATGCTGGCCTTGTTACCGTTAACGCATAAAGGAATCCGATAGGTGCAACAATGGGCGATTATCTAATAGGCTTTTTCAGCGCGGCCGTGGCCGTAGTGGCCGTGTTGCTGGCCGTATATGAGACCTTCAATAGACTGTAAAACCTAACAGAATCCGGCCAGCCTAGCGCTGGCCTTTTTTTTGACCTGCTGCCGCACTGGTGGCCGGACTGCTGCTGCTCGGCCTTTCCCGGCTGGCGGTATGCTGCTGCGCGCCTGCTGAAAATAAGGCCGCTGGTGGCGCTTGGCCGTGCGCTGGTGGTGGTGTACCGGCGCGCTGCTGTTCGCGCCGTGGTGGCCGCATTTAAGGCGCTGCTGCTGGCCTGCCGATTCTGCTGGCCTGCGGCCTGCTGCTGGTGGCCGTGCGCTGGTGGTGCGCTGGCGTGGCCTGCTGCTGGCTTGCCGCCAGGTGGTGCCCAGGTGGTCGCGCTGGTGGCCGGTTTACGGCCGCGCAATTCAGCAAAGCGCTGCTGTTTATCGCGCTGCAACACGGGCGCGTTGCCCAGGATCACGCTGCCTGGGGCAACAGATGGGACGCGATCAATTTCATCCTGGCCTGGCTTCCAGTTTGGATTTCAGCCAGCACCATTCTTCCGCTCCGCTTTCATCGCGCGATGCACCGCAACCATCGCCCCCCGCAGCGCGTTGTACCCGGACAGGCCACGCGCAGCCTTGACCCCAGCGAGATAATCGGCCTTGCTGGGTTTGATCTTGGTCTTGCCCTTCCACACCGGCTCATCAGGATAATCGCGCAGCACCCTACGCGCCTCGCACTCGGTCATCCATTCGGGGCACTCGTTGCAGACCTGCCTGCCGTTCACCAGGGTGACCGCGGTCTGTCTGAAGCAGCGATCGACGCAGGTCATGGTTGTAGCTGGGTGTCGAGCGCCCAGTGCAAGATGGCAATGGCATCGGCCTCGTTGTCGTTCTCCGCGGGATGGCCCTTGGCTTTAGCCGCGGCGATCATTTCATCCTTGCCAGCGTTTCCCTTGCCAGTTGCATGCTTTTTAATCGCGCCAACCGGAACGCCCTGATACGCGATGCGGTGATGTTCACACCAGGCAGTCAGCACGGCCAGGAAGCCGCCATAAACATGAGCGGCATCCGTGCCAGCGTGACGGCGCACCTCTTCAAAGTAGACGGCATCCACCTGGCCCAGCTGCGCCTTGATCTCTGTCAGCCAGGTCTTAAAGCGCAGGTAGCGCATGCCGCCACCCTCATAGCGCCCCGGCTTAAAGGTGATGTAGCCGTGCGAGATCGACCCATCGCTGGATGCTGCCCAGCCGCTGGTCGTGCCAAGGTCCAACGCCAGGATGACCTCTCTCATTTCGGCCCCAGCAGTTGATTCAGCCGCGAGTGCATGTCACTGTAGCGTGGCGTGAGCGCCTGCCTGATGCACTCCTCGATGATGCTGGCGCGGGAGCGGCGCTGATCCTCGGCGGCTTTGTCCAGCAGCGCGCGACTCTCCGGCCGCAGCCGCAGGGTGAAGACTTTCTGTCGCATGGGGATTGCTGTTGCCAGCCTGCCGGCAATCGGTTACAGTTCGCTGATGGTGTAGCGCAATGCTATACCCAACCACCCGGATTGAGGAGTTGACATGGACTACATCGCATATTATCGAGTCAGCACAGATCGCCAGGGCAACAGCGGCCTGGGACTCGAGGCGCAGCAGGCCGCGGTCAAGCAGCACGGCGGCAACATCATTGCCGAGTTCACCGAGGTCGAGAGCGGTGGCAAGTCATGCCGTCCCCAGTTGCTGGCCGCACTGGCTGAGTGCAAGCGCACCGGCGCAACCCTGATCGTTGCCAAGCTGGACCGGCTGGCGCGTGATGCCAAGCTGATCCTGACCCTGGTCGATGAGGGCGCGAAGGTCAAGTTCTTAGACCTGCCGGAGATCGACACGGAAGGTCCGATCGGCCGGCTGATGCTGACGATCATCGCTGGCGTGGCCGAGTTTGAGCGCCGTATCATCTCCAAGCGTACCAAGGAAGCGCTGGCCGTCAAGAAGGCGCGCGGCGTGAAGCTTGGCTGCCCCTGCCCGGAGCGCGGCGGCGCAATCACCGGCAGTCGGCGCGCCGCCAAGGCATTGGCCGCAGCCAGGCCGCTGGCCGGGGTGCTGGCCGACATCCGGCAATCCGGCTTCACCACCATCCGGGAAATCCAGCAGGAACTCATGGCGCGCGGCATTGCCACGCCATCAGGCAGCAAGTCGTGGTCTACCAGTGCGGTTCAACGGTTGATAGGGAGGGTAGGGTGAGCGAGATCATCGCGTGGTATCTGGTGTTTATGTTGCTGTTCATTCTAATTTACGGAGGCTGACATGAAACTGATGGACATTTTCTTCTCGCTCATGGACGGGTATGACCCGCCGATCATGCTGCCGCATGAGGCGATCATGGCCTGGAGGCCGACTGATCCTCGGCGATATGACGCGGCGCGCGCTGAGTGCATCAAGATTCTGCGCGAGAGCAACCGCTATATTTTGGACGGCCACTTCACTCCGACGAAATCCAGCCACACGGACATCACAGTGACCTTTAATCGCATCAGACAGCAGCACGGCGAGACACTGATTCAGGTGGCGCAATGAAGACAATGCTGGCGTTTCTGTCGATCATCCTGGGCGGCTGCGGCAGCATGCAGGAGGCCGTCAGCAACTTGCAGGTGGACAAAGAAATCCAAGCCATGAGTCGAGCGGAGGTCATCGCA